TAACGAATTTTCAACTGATGAAACTTTATCAGGAAATAGTAATACAGCCGTACCAACAGAATTTGCAATTGTAGGTTACACACAAAGAGATAATATGGGTACAGGCCATTTTGTACCACCAACAGGCACGACCGCACAAAGACCTACAGGCGGAGATTTATTCACAGGCGGTATAAGATTTAATTCATCATTAATAACTTGGGAAGGTTATAACGGTACACAATGGACAGGTTTAGGCGGTGGTAATCCTTGGGCTTCTACTTCATCAAATATTACAATCGCAGCAAATGATCGTTATTTCGTAGATACAACAAGCGGTGCTCGAACAATTACTTTACCAGCTTCTCCTCAATCTGGTGATCAGGTAAGTATAATAGATTTAGCAAGCACTTTTGATACAAACAACTGCACAATTGGTAGAAACGGTAATAAAATAATGGGATTAACAGAAGATTTAGTATTAAATGTTGAAGATGAAGCAATTCAACTAGTTTATACAGGTGCAACTTATGGATGGAAATTAACAACTAACCTATAATAAATTATAAATATAGAGAGAAATTAAACTATGGCAAATTCTAGGGACTTTACAGGAAAAAATAGAAAGTTTACAGGTACAAAAGGTATCGTAACGCCGAAAGGCACAACAGGCGAACGTGTTGGTGCAGAATCAGGCGAATTACGTTTTAATACAACAACACAATTAATGGAGTATTATGACGGTACAACTTGGAAACCTATTGATGCTCCTCCTTCAATTTCAGGTATTACAACAGATGATGCTACAGGTTCAAGCATAGTATTTAATGCTGATGGTTCTACACTTTTTCAAATTACAATTAATGGTGGTAATTTTTCGACAGGTTGTACTGTACAATTTATTGGTAACACAGGCACAACCTATTCAGCAGGTAGCGTAAATCGTGTTTCAGCTTCGCAAATTACTTGCAACACAATTGCAGGCATGGGTACATCAGACGATCCTTATGATGTAAAAGTTAACAACACTTCTGGCCTTTCTGCAACGCTTGATGACGCCTTTAGTTATAATGCACCGCCGGTGTTTGTAACAGCAGCAGGTTCACTAGGTAATGTTTATAATGGCCAAGTTATCAGTGGTTCTACACTTGATGCTTCAGCAACAGACGCTGAAGGAAATACAATTACTTATTCACTTGCTTCTGGAAGTTTACCAGGTTCAGGTTTATCATTATCAAGTTCAACAGGTTATATTACAGGTACTTTATCAGGTACACCTTCTTTAGGAACTTATTCATTTACAATACAAGCAGCAACAACGGAGGGTACATCTAGCAGAAATTTCTCAATAGCAGTGATTGCAAATCCTTTTATAGCGGCCACAGGTGGTAACACAGTAATTACTGATGGAAATTTTAAGGTACACGTATTTACAAGTCCAGGAACATTTTCAGTTTCAAATGCTGGAACGCCTAGTGGTTCTACCTCAGTTGAATATCTTGTAGTGGGTGGTGGCGCAGGAGGCGCTTCAGGTAAAGATAATACGGACGGTAATCACGGAGGTGGTGGTGCAGGAGGCTATAGAACAAATTATCCAAGTCCTACTACAGCTGGTTTATCAGTTTCTACTTCTCCAGGCAGTTATCCAATCACAGTTGGAGGTGGGGGTGGCGGCGGTTCAGGACCTAATTGTAATCCTACTTCACGTGGAAGCCAAGGATCTAATTCAGTATTTTCAAATATAACATCAGCAGGCGGTGGTGGTGGCCAATCCGATGCTGGTGGCACACCTCAACCAGCTGCAGGTTTTCCTGGAGGTTGTGGAGGAGGTGGTTCAGGAACTCCTAGCGGTATTGGTGGTACTGGAAATACACCACCTGTATCGCCACCTCAAGGTCAAAATGGTGGAAATGGTATCAGCTCTCCAGGCGGGCCGACTTCTGGCGGCGGCGGAGGTTCAGGCCAAGCCGGACAAAACGGTGGTGTTCAGGGAGGTTCAACTTCAGGAAAAGGTGGTGATGGAACTCCTATTGCAACTGCATTTTTTGGGCCTACATCAGGTAGTTATGGTACACCGGGTCCTGCATCAGGAAGATATTTTTCAGGTGGTGGATCAGGAGGCAGATCAAATAATATTAATGCCGGAGGTCCAGGCGCTGGCGGAGGTGGAGCAGGTTCTCCAAATGGGCCAGGAAATATAGGTATTTCAGGTACGGTAAACACAGGTGGTGGTGGCGGAGCATCAGGTTCAGGTGCAAGTGGTAATGCACAGGGTGGTGCTGGCGGTTCAGGTATTGTTGTTATTAGGTATAAGTTTCAATAAAGGAATTAAGGTTATAAAAAATGGCACATTTTTCAAAACTAGGATTAAACGGCAAGGTGATAGCTGTAACACCTGTTAATAATTCTAATTGTTTAAATGCTGATGGTATTGAAGATGAAGAAGTAGGTAGACAATATTTAGAAAAAATACACGGATGGCCTCTATGGAAAAAAACATCATACAATACATTAGAAGGAAAATATTATATATTTAATGAAAGTGGTGAAAGATTATTAGGTCCCGATCAATCAAAAGCTTTTAGAAAAAATTTTGGAAGTATAGGTTATACGTATAGTGAAGAATATGATGGTTTTATTCAACCTAGACCACCTCACGCATCTTGGACACTAAACACTACAACAGGTGTTTGGTTACCGCCAGTAACAATAGAAGTTCCTAGTGTCTATATAAATGAGAGTAGTTTACAAAAAGACATATTAGTAATTTGGGACGAAAATAATATGAGATGGACTGGTAAAAAACTAATCAATGATGAAAATATAAGTTTTGTTTATAATCCTAGTACAAAAACTTGGACAAGTGTTTAATTAGAATAAATCAATTTTTATTATTATTTAATTATGGAAAAAATTGTTTTAGATGAAAAATCAATAGTAATAGGAAATCTAAGTAAATTATCTCACGTAAATAACGAAAAGTTAAAAGAACACGTTTTGTTAAATTATAGTGAACAAAATCGTGCTAGTAATGATTCTTTTAATTATTTGTATAATTATTATAAACTTCCATATCATTTACACATTCAATGGTTAAAAGAATATATACAAGATTTTTATTCTGACAAATTTAATAATATTGTTTTACATTCTATTTCAACAATTAAAGACAATTTATTTTTTGTTTTAGAAAAAAATGAAAGTTTATTGAGTCATAAACACATAGATGACCACGATTTAATACATTCTCCAGATTATACTTGCATTTATAATGTATCTACTGGTAAAAATAAATCTCAAATAACATTTGAATATAATAAAGGTAAAGATAAACAAAAAAAATGGAGAGTTGAATTAGAGCCTGGTAAATTTATAGTTTTTACATCATCATTATATTTTCATATAAATAAGAATAACAATGAAGAACAAAGCATAAATTTATGCTTTAACTATTTTATATAAAAATGAATTTACAAAATTATTATTATTATTTTCCTTCTGCTTTACCAATAAAAATGTGTGATGATATATTAAGTTATGGTAAAAGTAAACAATCTGAAATTGGTTTAATAGATTTAGCTAAAGATATTGTAGATCAAAAAGGTAAATTAAATAAAAAAGACATTCAAAACATTCAAAAAAAAAGAAAATCAGACATTGTTTGGATGGACGATAGATGGATTTATAATGCTGTTCAACCTTTCGTACACGAGGCAAATAGAAAAGCTGGATGGAATTATGATTGGGATTGGTCAGAATCTTGTCAATTTACAAAATATGGTGTTGGACAATATTATGGATGGCATTGTGATAGTTTAAATGCACCTTATATCAGACCTCAAAACGCCGATGGAACTTATCCTGGAGATCACGGAAAAATAAGAAAATTATCTGTAACAGTTTCTTTGGTAAAACCAACTGAATATGAAGGTGGTAATTTGGAATTTGATTTTAGAAACAAAGATCCTGAAAATAAAAAAATTAAATCAACATATCAATGTAAAGAAATAAGACCTAGAGGTTCTATCGTTGTTTTTCCTAGTTTTGTTTGGCATAGAGTTACTCCTGTTACAAAAGGAACAAGATATTCTTTAGTTATATGGAATTTAGGATACCCTTTTAAATAACATATAAGTAATATTATGAAATTAGAAAACGAAATAATGCAAAAAGATTTTCACTTTGCAACACCTGTTTATATTACTTATAAACCGGAGTGGTTAAAAGATATTAATAAAATTTGTGATAAAATAATTTTTGATTGTAAAAAAAATGACAAAGAAAAATTAAAAGAAAAAGAAAAAATTTATGGTAAAATAAAAGATTATGGTTGGTCTTATCACTCTAAAAGTTTAGTTAATTACACAGGTTTAGAAAAAATGCAAGAGTATGTAATTAAAACTTCATATAATATATTAGATGAACAAGGATTTGACTTAAAAGATTATTTTATTTCATTTTCAGAATTTTGGGTACAAGAGTTTTCTGAAAATGGAGGCGGGCATCACGATACTCATATTCATTATGATAGCCATATATCTGGTTTTTATTTTTTAAAATGTTCCGAAAAAACGTCTTATCCTGTTTTTCACGATCCTAGACCTTCTTCGTTAATAACAAAATTGCCAGAAAAAGAAGAAAAAAATGTAACACTGGCTAATTCAAAAATTAATTATATTTCTAAACCAGGAACTTTTATGTTTTTTAATTCTTATTTACCTCATCAGTTTGTAATTGATTATGGGATAGAACCATTTAGATTTATACACTTTAATTTACAAGCAACTAGAAAAAATTTTAATAATAAGGAGTAAAATATGAATTTTAATAAAGATCATTTTATAATTATAAAAAATGCTATTTCTAAAGAATTAGCTAATTTCATTTATAATTATTTTTTGGTAAAAAAGCAAGTGGCAAAAACAATGTTTGATACAAAATATATATCTCCTTTTTCAACAGAATTTGGAACTTGGAAAGACGATCAAGTTCCTAATACGTATTCTCACTATTCAGATATAGTTATGGAAACTTTATTGTTAGCCGTTCAACCAATAATGGAAAAAAATACAAAATTAAAATTAAATCCTAATTATTCATATGCCAGAATTTATAAAAAAGGAGATGTGTTGCGTCGCCATAAAGACAGATTTAGTTGTGAAATTTCCACAACATTGAATCTTGGTGGTGATGAATGGCCTATTTTTATAGAAAAAAATCCTAAAAAAGGTAAATTAATAGAAGGAAAAGGATATGTTTCTGATAACACAAAAGGAACAAAAGTAATATTAAATCCTGGCGATATGTTAGTTTATAAAGGTAATATATTAGAACATTGGAGAGATGAGTTTGCTGGAGATCATTGCGTACAAGTATTTTTACATTACAATAATCTTGAAACAAAAGGATCTTCTGAAAATATATTTGATACAAGACCACATATAGGATTACCTAGTTGGTTTAAAGGCAAAAAAATAAATGTATGATACTTCAAAACTAGTTAAATTAAAATTTAAAGAACATAAATTTGATTATAAACATTTTATAGGAGGATGGTATATTCCTGAAAAAATATGTGATGATATTATAAATTATTTTGAAAATAATAAACACCTTGTAGAGCCTGGGTTAATAGGCACTCCTGACAATAAAATATTAGATAAAAAAATTAAAGAATCTTTAGATTTGGTAATTAACTATGATAATTTTAATGAGCCATTTTTACAATATAGAATTTGTTTGTCAAAAATTATTAAATTGTATGAAAAAAAATATATAGAATTGCAAAAACATTATTCTTATAATGTAACAAATGGTTATAATATTCAATATTATAAACCTAAAGCAGGATTCAAACAATGGCATGGTGAAAGATCAAGGCCTGAAAATTCAAAAAGATTATTGGTTTTTATGACTTATTTAAATGATGTTCCTGATGGAGGAACTGAATTTAAATATCAAAATATTATATCGCCGGCAAAAAAAGGATTAACATTGTTATGGCCAGTTGATTGGACGCACACACATAGAGGACAAATTAGTAAAACAAATGAAAAGTATATTATAACAGGATGGTTAAGTTTTGAAAATGCAAACGAACAAGAAAAATAACTTTGTTTATATTAAAGATAATTTTTTGTCTTTAAAAAATTGCAATTCTATTATTAAAAAATACAATAAAAATTTGCAAAAAGACAAAGCTGATAGTTTTTTAAATTATGAATATTATGATTTTCAAGAAAACATTTTTTTAAATAAATTAGATAGTGAAATAAATGAATACAAAAAATTATATCCTGAAATAAATTTTACTTCTTCTTTTTGGGGATTAAATAATTTAAGACTAAAAAAATTTAATATTGGTAAAGGTTTTACAAATTGGCATTCTGAACACAGTATGAAATATCCCTATAGAGTCTTAAATGTTCAAATTTATTTGACTAAACATAATTGTGGTACTGAATTTTATAATGGAGAAATTATTAAATCTGAAATAGGTAGATTGGCAATTTTTCCTTCATATTTTACACACACTCATAGAGGACAAATTTGTAAAGAAAATAAAGTAAGATATTTAGTTACAGGCTATGTTTCTTTTTTTAAAAAAGGAATAAATGAAAATGAATAATTATACTATATTACCTTTATTTTCAAAACCTGTATATCTGACTAATATTGATTTAACAAGTGATGAAAATAAAACCTTACAAGGCTTTTGCAAAAAACAAAAATTTAATAACTTTGATGTTACATATGATAAGAATATATTAAAAATAAATGATTTAAATTTTTTATATAATAAAATTTTAAATTATTTTAATAATTATAAAAATAATATTTTAAATTATAAAAACAAATTTATTATTACAACGTCTTGGTTAACAAGATTGTTGCCAAAAAAATTAGGAGGAGATTATCATATTCATAGCAATTGTATGTTTAGTGCTGTGTTTTATATAAATGTAGATGATAAAACAGGTAATCTTTGTTTTGAACATTTTAATGATAATAACTGGCATTTAATTCCTTCTGAAAAAAAATATAACATATATAATTCTAAAGAATTTTTTATAACACCTAAAAAAAATGATTTAATAATTTTTCCTAGTAATTTAAGGCATAAAGTTTTAAAAAACAATTCAAATATGACAAGATACTCTTTAGCTTTAAATTTAATACCTGTAGGAAAAATAGGTTCTAATGATTCTTTTTTGAACTTATCTGAAACAAACATATGAAAAAACAATTTAAAACATTAGAAAAAAGTATTCAATTTTTAATAAGTAAAAATACAAAAAATTTGAAACATAAAAAATCATCTTTTTTTGAACATTTAATAGGCACGTATAATTTGTTACTTTTTTGGAACCAAAATTTTAATTTGTGTTTAGCTGGATTATTTCATAATATATATGGAAATAAATATTATGATCCAAAATTGAATGTAAAAAGAGAAGAAATACAAAAATTGATTGGCATTGAAGCAGAAAAACTTGTGTGGAATTTTGTCAATATTGAAAAAAATAAAATCGTAGAATTAAAAAATAAAAAACTTTTGTTATTGTCTTTAGCTAATGATTTGGAACAAAATTACAATTTAAATTTAAAAACAAAAAAAATGTTATCTTTAAATGTTAAAATAAAAAATATTATTAATAATATTATGAAAAATAATTTTGAAGATTTAGAAATAATACATAAAAATATTGAAAATATTTTTAATTTAATCAACGGTATAAAAAAATGATAAAACAAGTTTTTGGTTTTCCTGTTTATATAACTAATATAGATGAAAAACTATATAATAAAAAACAAATAGTTAAAGATATAGACTATAATTTTAAAAAAGATAAACATAGAAATGTTTGGGAACACGATAAATCATTTAAAAAAAGTAATTTACATCATAGTTATAATGATTATAATAACAAAAATTTTAAACATATAGATTACACAAGTTTAATTCCTATTTACGAAAAAAAAATAACAGATTTTTTTAATAATTTAAATTTTACAAGAACTATTAATTTTAAATTTCAAATCGTAAATTATACTTGTATGACATCTAGTCAATATATGAAAAGTCATTATCATCCTGATACAGATTTTACAGCCGTACATTATTTAAGTTTTGATAAAAAATTGCACAAGCCTACACTTTTTGAAAATACAAACAATTTTTCAGAATATACCACTAAACTCAGACCTAATTTAAATAATTTATTTGATAAAAATGATTTACAACATTCTTGGTATTTTGATTGTTGGTCTTTTGACACAAAAGAAGATGATTTATGTATTACCCCTGCTTTTCTTTTTCATTCAGTTCCTAATCAAAATTTATCAAAAAAATTAAGAATTACTATCGTGCTAAATATAACCATAGAATAATATATTATGATAAATGTTCGAGACAATTTTTTAGACAAAGTAAACAGTTTAGTTATATCAAAATCTATATATGAAACTAATTTTCCTTGGTATTATAATGAAGGAAAAAGTTTTAAAGGTGATGGTTTTTTTCAATTTACACATACTTTAATATATGATGGTAAAGTTAATAGTGATTATTTTAAAATTTTTGAACCTATTTTTATAAAACTAAATGCAAAAATTTTGCATAAGTGTAAGTTAAATTTAACAACAAAACAAAAAAAAATTACTAATTTTGATTTTCATACAGATGTAGATATTAAAAATTCAAAAACAGCTGTTTATTATATAAACTCAAATAATGGTTATACTATATTTGAAAATAAAAAAAAAGTTTATTCAAAAGAAAACAGAATTGTAATATTTAATTCTTCTTTAAAACACGCTGGGTCAACTCATACGAATAAAAATATAAGATTGGTTCTCAATATAAATTATGAAAATTAATGAATTAAATAAAAAAATTATTATTTTAGATAATGTTTTAACGCAAGAAGATTGTGAAAATTTAATTAATTTTTATAATACTAAAGGAACTTTTATTGAAAAATTTAGAGATGTTTACCCTATGCCTATAAATTTAAATGAAAAATTTTTATTTTTAAATGTAGAAAAAATAATTAAAAATATTAATGATTTATTAAAAAATAAATTGAAAATTGATTGGTGCCAAATAGTAAAATGGCCTGAAAATTCTTTACAATCTGATCATTTTGATAATGCGGAAACATCCACTGTTTTTACATCAATAACATATTTAAATACAAATTTTATAGGAGGTAAAACGTATTTTGTAAATGACATTGAAATAGTGCCAAAAATAGGAAGAACAATATATTTTGATGGTAAATATTATAAGCACGGTGTTACTAGAGTGGAAAAAGATACCAGATACGTTCTACCGATATGGTATAAATTAAATGAATAATATAAAAGACTTTACACTAGAAGAACACAGAAAAGCCGAATCAGAACCTTTTGTACAAAATCTTATGTCTGGCCAAATTCATCCAGACCTTTATGCTACATATTTGTTTAATCTATTACAATGTTATTCTACACTTGAAAAATATGCTTTTGCAAATGGCCTGTTTAGGCAAACACCAGGTTTAGATCGAGCTCAAAAAATAGACCACGATTTTCGCTCACTTTGGAACAAACCTGATAAACCACATATTACGAATAGCACTTTAAGATATATGTATCATTTAGATTCAATAAAAGATGATCCAGAAAAACTTTATGCACATATCTATGTTAGATATATGGGAGATTTGTATGGTGGCCAAATGTTACGTAGAAAAACACCAGGTCCGAATACTTATCTTGTTTTTTTAAAACCAGAAGAAACAAAAAGAGTCATACGAGAAATTATAAACAGTTATATGGAAACATATCAAATAAACGTGGTAGCTGAAGCCAAACTATGTTTTGAATATGCAACAGAATTATTTAAGGAGATGTATGATTTGGGAAAATCTTATACAGTGCAAAAATAATATTATTGACATACTTGATTTAAATTGTGTTGAATACTTTGAAAATGGTATGGATCGTTTTAATAAAACAGGTTGGGTCAATCGCACTTGGGAAAACGATAATGTAAGACGAGCACACGTTGATGTAGTTGACGCAAGAGAGACAAAAGGTTTATGGATGATGCACGTATGTTTATTTCCTGGTCTTACAAATGGCGGCCCAATTTATGGCTTCGATGTCATTGCAGGTAAAAATAAAGTTACAGGTGCGTTCCACGATTTTTCACCATTATTAAATAAAGATCATCCTTTAACAAACTGGTTTATACACGAAACAAAAT